GTGAAGCTTTCTGAGTCGTCGTCCGAACTGCGCCGAACCTCCACCACGTCGCCAGCGAGCCAGCCACGGGACAAGGCGCGGAGGCTGTATGCTGCCGCTGCGCCTGGGTAGGAGTCTAGGACGCCTGTGTATAGCGGATATGTGTCTGGTCGTGCTCCACGAAACCGTGAACCCACGTTACCGAGAGAGCGTCTGAATCTGTAGTGTCCTGTGGGCATGATTATCGAACGGATACATCACAACCGTAGTAAGTGCGGAAGCGACTTGCTATGTTGTTGTAAATCCCCTGTCTGTTAATTTTAAGTAGTGCTTGATCCCAAGCGCGGTCAATGTCCTTCACGCGAACCGTAGGGCGCTCCTGAGAGCCGTCCCATGCGCTTGCTGTTTGAAGTGCCATGAAGTTAAACCATTCGGCAGGAATGTCTGAAACTGTTCCAGCCTCTCCGTCCCCATAGGTGTCATCCAGTGTCTTCTTGAATGCTACGTAAACCACGTCACTTGCGTTGCAGTTCGTGATGCGAATGCCGTTCTGGTCTGGGTATGCTGTGCCAGCGGTGGCTCCTGCGCATGTGAATACTGCTCCGTTCCAGTGTCCGATGTATTCACCGATCTCCGAGAGTGGTTGGACTAGTGGTGCTGGGGCTTCGCCGTCATTCGTCGTTGCCCACCCTGTCAATGGTGGTGTTGCCGCTGAGTCTGTGTTTACGTAAACGGCTCCCAGTGGAGGATTACCTGGAATTGCAAATCCAGTATCTTCCCATATATACCAGTAATCTCCAAGCCCATCTTCAGACTTAGAAAGGTGGTATAATTCCTCCCCGTCCGAGTCATACATTGTGTATTGCGGGGTTGAGTCATAGCCATTTCCATTCCGCACATACAGCCCGTTCACCTCCTCCGTTCCAGCTCCATACACATTGTAGCTGTCTTCCGTAAATTGCACATAACCACGCTCAACCGTCCGAGGCTCAAGAACCAAGAAGCGTTCCCACCAAGGAGTTTCGTCGTAAAGCGTCAAGGCTGCGGAGTTTGCTAAGGAGCCTACGTGCCTTAGCTCCGAGGCACTCAGCCCATGGCCGACCCTAGCTTCTACAAGCGCAACCAGCGAATCCCATGTTTTTGTATTCTGTGCCATTATGCTAGTGCTGCATCAGCGTGCAGAGTCTTCATTAAATACTTATCGTAGTCAGGGTTGCTGAGATTCCCGTCAACGGCCATGCACTCACCCTTCTGGCGAGCCATTATATATGCTGCCTGATTGACAACTCCACGATTCTCCAAACCATCGTCCGCGAAATGCTTATAGAAAAACTTCTTGCAACGCTCGTTCTCGCCAGGCGTGAGTTCTCCCATCATACCTTGAATGAGCTTGCGCTTAGTCTCGGTGGGTAGCTTGAACAGCTTGAAAATCTTGGTGCTTACTTGTCCGTCAGTCATAGTGTATAAGGAAGGGGAGACTGGGAATCGACCCAGCCTCCCCTAGCTGTTAAGGGTTAGGCGTTAGACTCGTCAGAGCACGCAATCTTGCCCAGACGATTTGGCCCTTGAGAGAGCAATGCGCCGTAGCAATCACAAGCACCAACTGGACCTGCACCACGATCTTCATACTCTTCAGAACCTTCACCCCAGATTTGACCGAACTCAAGGTAAGCTGGGTCAATAAGGTATCCGCGATACTTAGTAGTAGTATCGGCTGCAACGGCAAGCTGCGGATTGGCGTTGATGATCTTGACCTGACCGAAATCAGAGTCATACATTTCAACGTTGTATGGGATGATGGCTGTGCCATTCATGTTGTAGTCAACCTGCGATGCAGCACCCGCTGTGCGAGTCATGTTGGCTACGATGTTAGTGCGGAGACCGCTAAATGCAAGCAAGTGCAAGTCGAGGTATTCGCCACCTTCACCGAACATGGAAGCAAGCTGAGCATTCAAGGCTGCGTCATCGTAGTCTGCTACAGCACCACCGTAGACCGAAGCCGACTGTGTGCGATAAGCTGCCGCGAAGTTGGTATTAGCTGGGTCGGTGATGTTACCGAGACCTTCAGTGATACCAGCAGTAGTGCCAGGAACGTCTGCTGTCTTGTCTTGGTCGCCGTAGAAGGTATACTCCTTGTTACGGATGAGCTGCTTCAGAGCCTTCTCCTTAGCATTCTCCTTGTCAACTGCAACCGCAGAGCTGTGAGCTTGCTGTTCGCGTGTGACAGACCATTCTTGAGTCCAGCGTTGAGCTTGACCGATATAGTCACCAACCGCAGTGAACTGATCGCCACCGTTGTCTGTGCTATTCTGTTCGATGTGACCTGCCGCACTAGGTGTAGCAAGTTCGTCCATAAGAACGCGAGGGTTCTTGTTAGTAATATTCCGTGTAGGAAGCAAGCCCACGAGAGGAGCTTGGGTTGCTGCGTGGAGCATTGCAGTTTGCTTCAAGTCCTCACGATTTGTCGAGAGAGTTGAAGGTGCTGCATTTGTTGCTGAATCTGATACTGCCATAATTTATTATCCTTTTCTTTTTAGTGCTCGCAACTTTCGGTCTGCGGCTTGGCGCTCCAGAAGTGTCGCACCTGTCTTGCCCTTTACGATGTCATCGAGCTGTTTGATTTGTGAGTTAGTAGATTTTGGTGATGCGTTGCTGCCCTTTGGAAGGGAAGCAGACCCATTTTGTGCCTTCGGAGCTTTCCGCTTCTTAGGCTTGCGATCCGCGATGGATGCTTTAGCTAAGACCTCGAACAGCTTCTTGGCATACTCTGGCCTGACAGACTTTACTACTGCGAAGCTTGGGTCGGCTATGAACGCTTCAAAGGCTTCTGCCTCCTTCTCGTCCATGTTAAGACTCTGCTTCAGGGTTTCGATCTCTGTGTCCTCGTCGTCGAATAGTTTAGCAACCTTCTTAATCTCCGTCTTCCGCTCGCGCAGTTTTGAGATGTTTGACTTCTGATCCTTCGCCCACTGCTTAATAGCTGCGGCTGAATAGAACTTCCCGTCCACTGTGGCTCCTCGAACATCCTTGCCGCTCGCCTCGTCATACTCCTCGGTTGATTCGTAAATCAGTGCGTCGGTGTATTTCTCGATATTAGTCTCAACAGCTTCGATGGTTTCATCAACCTGCTCTACTGTGTGGACATTACCGAATGGTGAGTCGCTTGTGGATGCTACTGCGGAAGTCGCTTTCAGTTGCTCGTCTTTGGCTTCTAGCTCAGCCTTCAACTCTCGTATCTGCTTGCGCTGTTTGCCGAATGCGGCTCCTGTAACTTCCTTGAGTTCAGTGAGATGTGCTTCCTTTTCCTCGTCTGAGAGAGCATCGAAATACTCCTTGGAAAGAACATTTGGTTTATCCTCTGCTGCTTCTTCCTCAGTCTCTTCGACTTCCTCCTCCTCTGTTTCCTCTTCGGAGTCTTCGACTACATCTTCGGATGCGTCATCTTCCTCGTCGGTTTCTGGAGAATCGCCCTTGGCTAGTGCCTCGCGCTTTTCGTCTCGTTCCTTTTGGATGTCAGCAAGCGTTGGTAACGCTGTTGTCTCTACTTCCTGAGTTGCTTCTTCGGCGTCAGGGATTGCCGCTTCTAGTGTGTCTGTCATAATAATCTACCGTGTTCACGGAACGGTGCGTCCTTAGATCAAATATAACTCAATACCCCACATGAGGTTACGGGCTACTTCCTCTTGCCCATGCCCAGCGACAAAACCTCATCGGTAAGGTAGCACGCAACAGCAGCACACTTGGCGTCAAAGTTGTCATTGGCACTAGCCCACGACATTGACAGAAGCTCATTCCTGCGCCCCTCGAAGAACTGATGCAGCCCCACGCCGATGTTAGGATTATCCTGCAAGAACTCCACGATCTTTTCAATCGGCCAAGGATCAAGTGGCATCACCGCACCTTTATTGGATGCCACCTTCTTGGCGGCTTTCTTCTTTGCTGTCTTTTTAGCTGGCATCTTGAATTCCCTGCACGTTTAGGTTCCCAACCGATGCAGCACGCGCACCTAGTGGGCCATACTCATCTCGGTTGATTTCTTGGTTCTTCACTTGCTGAAGTTGCTTAACATACTGCTCCATAAGGAGTTGGAACTGCTGACTTTGGCCAAACAATGTAGGAATGCCCTGCTGCTCGAACTGTTGCTGCTGTGCAATGTAGTTCTGGACTACGTTAATTCGCGCATCGACGGCATCAGTTCTAGCACCCGCTGCGAATCCTGCGCTCATGCGCTGAATGTCGTCGGCTGTCTCATCCTCGATGCGTGCCGAACCTTCCGCTTCTGGCCGTAGAATCAGCTCGCCCAGCATTGGGTCTGCTGCATTGAGCAACCATGCAGCCGTCTCATCGCTACCAACCTTGTTCGGTGAGAGTTGCTTGGCTTGCTGGATGACATTAGATAGCCGCTCAAGTTGCTCTGGGTCGTCGTAAGTGGAGTTGAAGCTAATGCTCAAATCCATCTCGGTTTCTTCATCATTCTTAATGAAGGTTGTCCCCTCGGTGTTTCCTGTGATTCGGAAATAGATTTCATCTGGCCCCTCCAGCTTATACGTCTCGTAGGCCATTGCCAGCACCCGCTGAACGTGTCTACGAAGGAAGGAATCGACAACATGGCGTTGACGAGCCTCAGAGAGTGGATCTTCTGCGTGCTGACCAATTTGCTGCATGGCTTGGTCGTTGACAATCTGCTCAAGGCTAATGTTCGGCTGGAAGTCCTGCGGCTTGTTGATGAACTCTGGCTTGCGGTTGCTTGGCCCGTTCATTCGACCACCTGGCCCCACTTGGCTTAGATCAACCCCTGGCCCTGCCCACATCATAGGTGAAGCACCCCACTGCGCCTCGTCGATGTAGTTGTCTAGGATGGTCTTAGAAGTCTTCTGGGGAGCTTTAAGCAGCTCAGGCCACGTGGTAGATTCGTAAAGCGTCTTAGACTCGTAGGTGAGTGGAGTGGCTACGATTGGATACTTGGTTCGCCCAGATTGTAGCTTGCGATAGGCATGTGTTGCGACTCCTGGCATTTCTCCCGCCATCTTAGGCGACCACACCGTGAGATAGATGCCCTCCGCACCGTCCTCCTTGTCGATCAGACGCTCATAGGTAAATAGCACCTCGATAAAGTCGCGTGCATCCGAGCTTGTGCGGTTACCTCGGTTGCGTCCTGTAATCTTGTACCTGACTGTGCCTTGAGGGGAGTTGAAATCACTCTCAGACATGCCCGTGTGTTTCTCGATCATGTAGTCCACCCAGTCGGCATCCCATCCCTGTGTCTCACGGTAATTGATGAGGTCTTGCCCAGTGAGCAGCATTCGGATATGAACACGTGGGGACTCCTGCACATTCATCACGTAAGCTGGGAGGATTACGTCTGCGTCAGACGGTAGAGTGCGAACATCGAACGTTCCTTCATCTTCAATGACTAGGGGGATGTCTGCTGCCCCGTCTTTGCGTAACTGTTTGAGTGCCTTCTTCACTCGCTTCTCATTGACAATCCAGCCCTCAACCTCGTTGAACATCGAAACAAGCTCCTCTACCCTGTCCTCGTCAGATAGCAACTCCACGAATGCCTGAGTCTGCATGGCTTCGATTTCCTCAAGCTCTGGGATGGACTTTATCATTTCCTCAAAGTCAAAGGTCTTGGTCACGCTGCGGTTCTTCTTCTGCCATCCACAATAGGTGATGGCGACACCCTTCTCCAGCCAATAAGAACTAGCCAGCTCCATTTCGCGCTGAAAATTCGGAATGCCACTGTCGCGCATCCATTTGAGCATCACGCTGACCTCTGCCGCTCGCTCTGCATCTGAAGCTTCTCGCGGGTAGGCGCGAATCTGGCTGCGATTCATGCCATTCATACAAAGAGCTACCCCGTTCTGGATAGCTCGATCTGCCGTAAATACCTCTGTATCAGACGCATACTTATATGGAAACGCATCGTCATCGTGCTTCTTTAGGTCGTCGGATTTGTTCGACCAGTTGTTGCGGCGAATGTCTCGATTCTCGTTGCAAATCTTGAAGTGAAACTCCAAGTCGCTTACGTCTTTGTCGTAGATGTCCTTGAACTTCGTGAAGTCAAAGTCGTCTATATAGATGTCTTGCTGTCCGTTCTTATTTTGATCTTGTGCCATGTCAGTTTATAAATGGTGAGTCTGGGTTTCGTTTAGCGTATTCCGCACCAAACTTGCGCTTGGCTCTTCGTAGATACTCATGGGACAAACCGAAGAAGTCTAAAAGGTCTTCGTCGGAATCGAATACGACAGACTCCCCAGAGAGGCATGATCTCATGTTCTCAATATTAAACCAATACCCCACATGATCTTGGATATGCTCTGAACTTACAGTGATAGATTCTGTCTCCATTTGTAAAAATACTTTCCGTCTTGTGATCCACGCTCTACGAGGAATCGGGTTCGTGGCTGGGACAAGCGATCCTTTCGGTTCTTCGGGACGCTTACCATCACCTTCTGTTTGCGCTCGCGATCAAATGCCAGCATCCATCGAGGATTAGCCACTGGCTGCTTGATTGCTTCAACATACACTACGTCTGGATCTGCATTCTCAAGAATGTCCATTTCTACCTTGTAGTGGTTGAGGATTTTAGCGATTCCGCTTGGCTTGATCTCCTTGCCGTCCAAGTCGGATTCGTCGCATACCTCGTTCTTTACCCTGCCAATTTGCATCGGCAGCTTTCCTAGTTCCTTGGCGAGTTCGCCACATGTCATGTTGCTCATAATTATTTCCTAAATAGTTGCACCTTGTATCGGGCGCAGGGTTCCAGTATCTCAAAGCCGTCAAGATCGTAACTTCCCCCTTCACCCATCAGGCTTACATATTTGCCCTTAGTGAAGGCACATGTGCTCACCTCGATAAGTAAGCATTCCCCAACATCGTGATAGTCGCTAGGGAAGTTGATCTTCCTAGCCCAATAGTATCCGTCATTCATAAGTTAGTATCCGTATTTTTCTACGTGGCTCATTCTGGACTTGATAACTTCTCGAATATCTGGCCTTTCGGATTCCTTGCTATCCATAAATACATCCAATCTCCAAGACTCCCCGTAGGTGTCGGATCTATATTCTAGTTGAGTTGTCATCCAGTCCAACATTTCCTTGTCTGTTGGTGTTTCCATAAATTAGTATCCCTTCCCTTGGCGTGTTATCTTCAGCGAGTTGGCATCCACGTAGCTAATGCCGAAGCCCTCCTCGTGAGTAGCTGCGTAGCGTGGAAGGTCGATGAAGTCCTTGAGGGGTTCGTCCTTCTTCCCGTTCTGGCAGTAGTTCATAAAGCTGAAGATTGAGTTGCCGCAGTCGCGTGACATACGGAACTTCGGGGAATTGGTGAACTTGTCGAATGGCTGCTTAGTGTCGAAGGCAAGCCACTCCTGAATCTTGGTAAGTCCCACATCCTCCTGCGCTCCGAACGACGGAACCGTCTCAATGCCAATATCATACAGCTCATCCTGCAGCGTTCGCTCCCCGTCATCTGCCGTCTGCTTGGGGCTATGTGCAAAGCGTATGTCAATGATGCGCTCGTAGATGGGAATGTTGCCCTCAATCTTCGTCCACTCCATTTGCAGTGAGCGGATAGACAAGCCCCCACAATCCTCTGCTGCTGGCCCACGCTTCCACGTCACCGCATCATCAGACCGAACCTGAGACTTGCCTTCCACTGCCCATTCATCATACGTTGCGCGATCAGGCCATTCAGCCCATTGCCTTACGTCACCCTTGGCATTCACACCATACCAAGCACACGCCCACGACTTCGCACCAGCAGGGTCGATCACTTGGTAGTTTGTCCATTCGCCATTCGCGAAGTCAATATGCTCCTCTTGAGGGTCGTAAATGTGTGCCACTTGGTCAAAGGTGTTGAACATGGCTGTCATGCTCTTTGTCGGGTAGCCGTATAGCACCTTCTTGATTTCCTCTACGGAGGCATTGGCGTGATTTCGGGCAAGGCGCTTCCAGTTGGAGAACGGGTTGCGCTCGGAGTGGTAATACACAACCGCCATATTGTTACGCTCATGCGGTTCCTGCACATAGGGCATTAGCTCGCCGTCTAGCAGGGAAGCGGGTAGGCTTTCGACTGTCTTAGCACCGTCCAGCATGGAACCTACACACGGTGTGTATCCACGGAGCGGTGTGAATGTCACCAGAATCTTAGCATCAAAGTCACCGCAACGAGAGCGTAGGCGCTTCAGAAGCGTTTCATCTCCGAGATACTCATCACACCACGTGCCGATGTTGATAAACTTGCAGTTCTTCTTTGGCGCACCCAGCTTAGCACCCTCAATCACCGAGTCGTCGTTCTGGAACTGAGTGTAGAATTTGAAGTAGCAGACAGAGCCGTTCGGGAGGATGAACTTGTTTCCAGTGAATCCCGTAGCCTTGGAGTAGTTGATCTTGGCTACCTCATCCTTCTGCTTCTTCTTGTATTCCTGCGGCATCATCTCCCACAGATAGGGTTGCTGACGCTCGACGGACGCATCCTCATTCTGCGCCCAGCAGATGACCTCAGTGTTGGGGTTCTCCATGAGGGTCTGCATAATCATCCATGCGGCACTACGCGATTTTCCTGATCTGTTGCCACCCAGCACCCACACCTCGTCAATATGGTCTTCCCATAGCAGCGAGCGAACCTTCTCCTGCTGTGGAAGCACAAAGCTATTGTAAACGGGGTCTACGACAGAAGCCTCAATGCGGTCATTGTGCAACTGAATGCTCTGAAGGTAGGCTTCAGGGTCATTCTCCAGCATCCAAAGCTGATCCTCGTCCGAGGGTGGCTCTAGCAGGGGGTGTTCTCGGTATTCAAGCTCCATCAATCTACCTCAATTATTTCTGACTCAACTTTTTTAGCCTCCTTAGCCTTGGCAATCTTCTCCATAAGCTCCGCTTTCTTGGCATCGTAGTCATCTTGCGTCACCACATGCTCTACAACGTGCTTCTGGACGTTTGTGCCCGTCAGCTTGCCGTGAATGTCATTGAAGCCTTGGAGTGCCTTGGCTTGCTTGAACAGCTCGTTGCCGTCAATGGTGACTTCCCCGCTTGCCACTGCGTCAGAATACTTACTCTGAGACTCCCGAAAGGTGTCAATGCCTTGAAACTGAATGGCTGAGATCTCAGCTGCCCACGCATTGCGGATTAGCTGGCACTCAGGGTCAGCCAGAAGCTCCGTCTTCACGTCATAGTAGAAGTTCTTGGTAATCTTGTGCTTACGTCGAAACTCCTCAACGGAACATGGCTGCTGAGTTATGTGCTGTGCTACTAGTGCCCATTTCTTGGGTTCACGGACGCACCATGCTCGCTGATGCCCAGTGTTCTCCTGTGCAGTCTTGAGAGCATTGGCAATGTAGCTCGTAGTCTCTAGCTCTAGTTCCTCACTCATAGTCGTCATACTCCCTATATTCCATCGGCACATCTTGGCGCTCTAGGAACCTAAGACAGTGACCTTCGTGGTCGTGCAGAAACTTAGAGAACTTGTCCATCTCTTCGCCTCGATATACCTTCCTTCCTTGACCGACCCACAAGTGCTCATTGCAGTCGTCGCAAACTATATGATATGTCCTACTCATAGTCGTCATCCTCCCCGCCACTGAACAAGAAGTCGGCGATCTCAAGCTTCTGAAGCTCCAGCACGCCAACAATGCTAACATACGTCATGTCAAACTCTTGGCTATATCGCTCAACCATAGCGTTTAGCTCGTCCTGGAAGGCCATCTGTTGTTCTCGCTGATCCATCAATATTCAAGACCCTTGCAGCGCTCATAGGACTTCTCAACGTCCTCCTCAAGTTCTGGATAGTCCCCGTCGTCGTCTAGTAAGATGCGGCGAAGGAAGTCCTTGCGGCGCTTCTCCTTCTCGTCGGCACTAGCTCCCTTTTTCTTAGGAAACTTCACTTCATCAAAGTTTCGGTTGAACTCGTCTGTATTTCGATTATATGTTGCTTCTCCGTTGTGACTCATGCATATAAGTATCTCATACGTGTCAATAGCTGCTGAACCCGCATTCTCAACGGGGGTTGACATAATATGTATAATGATGGAAGTTCTTTATTAATGCAGAGTGGCGCAGCCAGGTAGCGCGTGAGGCTCATAATCTCAAGGTCACGGGTTCAAATCCCGTCTCTGCACCCATTTCGATCAGTGCCTTTCGTCAGGCCGCAAGTTCAAGTAGACGAGTAGCCTCTGCGTAGCGGGGGATGCTTGAAGCTGATCGACCACATTGACCACCGATGCCTCTGACGTGTATAGCCATTCGTCATGCACACTACGGTAGTAAAACCCGATCCACTCTGTCGGGCAATAGGTCGTTAAAGGAGTCGTGATGGAGACACGTGAACAATCCGCGCACCTGACGAGGTTGGCTCTTTGTCGGGTGCGTTTAACTTTCGTCCTAAGTTCTTGACAAGTGAGGACTTTTAGCATTTAAATACACCATGAAA